ATTCACCAGTTGCCCAAGTTGCACCAGATATAGTTCCGTGATTCTGACCACCAGTTACATTCTTTAATGATATGTCATCAGCATAGAATGTTACCCCACCAGCACTTGTATCGCCTTGAAGAATCTGTATGGTAAAAGTTGTTCCTACTGCCTTAAATATTTTTTCATAATATGTCCATTCTGCTGGAACCACTATACCATCATTGCTTGAGCCAATCCAAAAATTATCTATCCCGCTACTATCATACGCTCTTGCATATAGTTTATTTGTGCCATCGCCATATACCCAACCACTAACAAGGTATGATTCTCCAGCAACAACAGTAATGGCTTGTTGCATTCCATCATAACTGCTATCACCAACAATTTTTCTACTGTATGTACCAGTTCGTACGATTTCTGTACTTCTTTCATTAATTGCTGGAGATACAACATCTCCCCAATTACTATCAAGTTCCATATCTCCATTTACAACTAATTCAGAACCTACTCTTATAGAACCATCATAGACATAACTGCCAGCACCTTCTTGCATTGGTAGGTCTAACTTTAGATTAGATGCAGATACTCCAGTAGGTAATACTGTTTCTGGCTTGGTGTATAGTTCTCTTATTTGTGCTTCTGTAAGTAAGGTATTGAAAAATTTTATACCTGACATTTTACCACCCCAATAATCACCACTTGGGCTACCATTATAACCTTGTGTGCCAAAATAAACTTCTTCTGTAGAAGTATACTCTGAAAATGTTGTTGTTGCATCATTTGAACTAACAGCAGTATCTAACTGTCCATTTATATACAACTTGAACTTATTAGTGCTATTACCGTTTGTTGAATCTGCAAGTGCAACAATATGAGTCCATTCAGTTCCAGCACCATCTGCAAAAATAAAATCCGAGTTAATTCCATCACCATTACCATTTGAGGCATATGTATATGAAACTTTACCATTTGTAAGTTGACTCAAATAAAAAAAATCACCACTTGTATTTTTTGCACCCATAAATCTTCCAGCATCCGATGGTTGACCATCAACTGGCTTTATCCAACAACTAATTGAGTGAGAGCCTCTTAATAAATCTTGAAATGCAGAGCCAACAACAACATAGTCATTTACATTGTCAAAACTCAAAGCCCTTCCAGAGTACACCTCGCCATAGTTCAATGGATCTACTACGCCATGTGGTGATGATGTGTATCCTGTAGTGGTTGTTGCTCCATAAATTTCACCAGTATTAGAACCTTTTGAATCTGGTGCTTGTAATTGTTCTAATTTAAAATTCTTTATTTCAATATTATTTCCACCAGTATTACCTATTCTTACACCAACACGACCAGAACTGGTGGCGGAGCCATTAACAAATGTAGATGTAACTGTAACATACTCTGATGTTGTAACAGTTTGACTTCCAAATATTTCAGATGAACCATCTTGAGAATAAGGTTCTACTCCTACACCAGATGCAGTACCATTTTTTATATCATAAGATATTTTATACGATGCACCAGCCTTATAGGTTGTACTGGTTAAATAATGCTTTGTTGAGTTACCAACTATTTCATAATGGTCTGTATTAAATGTAACAGAACCACTACTACTTGTCCAGTTACTATCGTTATCAGCACTCATATCGTCTTGCTTAACAATACTTTCTGATGTACTACCCAAGTCATACCAAGATACCAGATTGGTCTTTAGGTCTGATGTCAAACCAGAGTATTTCTCTGTGAACATCAACTCTTGTATTTGAGATTGGGTTAGTCCAGTTCCTTTATATATTGCAACATTTGCAATACTCCCATCATACCATTGTGTAACAGAATTATTATATGTTCTTGATCCTATAAGAATGTCTCCGCCATTAGTAGAATAATTATTACTATCACTAAAACTACCTACCGATGAACCATTAGCATATACAGTAGTAGTAGTACCAATTCTTGAAGCAGTATAATGCTTCCATTCGCCTGTGCCAACAGCAAATGAATATTGATTTTGATTTTCTGTTGGAGCATTTGCAAATGTTATTGTCGAATTGTTCTCTATCCTAAAAAACCAAGTAGAATGAGTTGTGCTTGTGTTATTCCTTGCAATAAAACTTGCATTTGTGCTATCGTCATCAACTTTTGCCCAAAAAGCAATAGTAAAGTCTCCTGTTCCAAAATCGAAATCAGAATTATCAGAGATTTTTATATAATCATTTGTACCATCAAACGAAGTAGAACCATCGGCTAATTGAACTGCCATCTTGGGATTAGCCTTATCTTGAATCCTCGGTTTGAATGGTGATTCTCCAGAGTAGGAATCGGAGTTTCTTTTTGCCCCATAAACAGTTCCAGTATTAGAACCATGTGAATCTGGTGCAAATACTTGTTTTACTGATAAGTTATCAAGATAACCTACTTCACCATTTACCACGAATCTTGTTTGTAAATTGCCAGTAGCTGTTAGAGTAAAATATTCAGTAAAATCATCTGGTGATGTTGGATATGGATAATAATAATCAAGTCCATTTATATCCCAAACAATGCCACCTGAAAAATATAGACCATTTCCTTCTTCTTGTGTCCAAGTTACTTTATATCTTTCCCCAGTAGTAAATCCAGTCATCCATTGAGCTACAGTTCCAAAGCCACTATCTGGAGTATTTATTAATCTTTTGTTTGTCGAATCGTATGTAGCATTACCTCCAGCAGTTCCAGACCAACCAGTAACCCCCTCATCGAAAGTTCCATTAGTAACTTTTTCAGAACCTAACGATTCGTCACTTAAATCATACCAAGATACAAGGTTGGTTAGTTCTGTATCTTTTAATTCGGAATAAGAACCTCGCCATTGGATAGATTCGACTTCCGATGCAGATAAGGCTCTATTCCAAATGCCTACGTTTGCTATACTGCCATTTGAATAATCGTAACCCACTAATGCACCAATGTTTACAGAGCCACCTAAATTTTCCATAGCAACATAAGTACCAGAGTCACTTCCTGTACTTGCAAGTATAGAACCATTTAAGTATAGTTTTATTCCATTATTTGCACTTGTTCCACCTCTACCATCATAAGTACCAGCAAGATGAATCCATTGTCCTTGATAAGATGTTAATGCATTATCAGAAACTTGGCTTTCAAGTGTACTTGATACACTTTCGTCAAATAGCACTAAAGTTAATTTATCAGAACTATCAAATTTAAAATTCCACTCACCATCTGAATTATATATACCTTTGTCTATTATATGGAAATTGGTTGCATCATCCATTTTAACCCAAGCGGATATTGTAAATGCAGAATCAGTTGAACCATCACCAAAAGATAGATTATCTGCATCTGCTATACTTATATAATCATTACTTCCATCAAAGGATGTACTACCATCTAATAGGAAGTCTGGGGTAGTATCGTAAAAACGAAAATATGCCTTTAAGCTATCTTTTACATAGCTAAATACCTTTGCCGTTTGTCTGGCAAATGATAAACCTAGTCCTAACACGTTACTATCCTAAGTAAGCTATGCAAAGACCAGCGTTTACTGTAATCGCACTCCAGTTTCCATAGATGGTCACACCTGCAGGGAATACATCTGTATTGACTACAGAATTTCCATGAGTAGATGTACCAGTACCAGTGATCTTGGCATTGGATTGAGTAAGTGTTGTGAATGTAGTATCTTCAAGCATTGTGATAGCAACCACGACATCTGTTCCCAGACTTGCAGCTGATTCACCATTATCTAAGATAGCTGAACCAACTTGTCCAAGTCCTACGTTACCTGATTCTACTACTGAGTATTCTTGTAATCCCATCTTGTTTCCTCCTAGTATGCCTTACCGAGCTTGGGTGTTCTCATGGGCATATTGATTAATTTGATTCTACAAAAGTCTTTAGACTATTTGCGTATTTCCCCTCTAATAAAGTCAACTGTGCTTGAATGGCTTTCATCTCAAGCGTAATGGCCTGTGCCAATTCAGAATCTTCGTCTGTCTGCACATAGACCTTTAATTTTTCATTCTTTAATGATAGTAATTGCTGTAAGCATTTAGCGGCGGCTCCCAAAACAATAATATGAACTGCTTCTTTCGGAAAATGCTCTGTAGACGTTGAGTTATAAGCAATTGAATTGTCTCCATCGTGAGTTGGTATCAATGGAACAAAGTGAAGTGTTCCAGATGTTTCATTGGATGCTGCGTTGCCTATAACAAATACGCTTTGGCTTTCTGTATAGAACACAGGGTCTGTATTGCTACTTGAGTAGATACTATTACTGGATTTATACCTAGCCTTGTCTGATGCGGGTATTTCCCTAGCGATATAATCGTCTTTTTCAACAGAAAGTATTTTTTTAGATGCTATGTTCAATCCACCACTGGATATACTAGACGTTTTTGCAACTTTCATTAATTTTTTAATAGGAGTTACACTTACTATTTCTGCCCCCACATCTTGTATGGCTTGAGTTATGAATGCATCATCATTGAAGTCAGTTGTACCTATCATATCTTCTATTTGTGTTTGAAAAGAAGCCATTAGTCTGCTATAACCCTTTCAGTCATTGCACCAAAAGAACTAGTGCTTGTAGGTATATAATCTTGATATACATTTGTAAGAGTCTCAAGGGTGCCAGTTCCTCTCCAGCTTGAGCCAACAACAGTTAAGACTCCTGTTCCAGTATTGTTATTTGTAAAAGTCAATTCTTGCCATGTACCATTTGAATCTTTAAAGATAGCTGTACCCGTATTGCTAAGAGTCTCTGTTTCATTTAATTCTATTGAGGTAGCTCCATTTGATGCACTTTCAGCAGAAAAATTACCCGCAACATTTCCAATCTTTATTTCTAAAAAATTAGCCATTAATAATCCTGGGGGATGATACTGTATGCAGTACCGTCACGACCTTTATTCGCATATCGTTTGCCTTCTCTTACATCGTCGTTGAATAAATTTCTGAAATACCCCGCCATCTTGATTAATTCCGGTTTTAACTCATAACCTTTTGCAATTGCGTAATTTGCCAATGCTTCATGGAACTCAGCCGGAATGTTTGGAGATTCATCCATATCGGTTCCAGAACCTGAGGCTACGAAATCATCATCAAGTTTGACTGCGTGAATGTTGATCTGTTTTACCTCAGAAACGGAAACGTGATTGGTTGTTTTATCCGTAGCTGAGTTCTTTACAATGGCTATGGCATCTCGCTCTATCCAATAGGCGTGTTTCAATGCATTTGTTCTAGCGTCATCAGCCATTATATGTCCGTATCTATCTTTTCGGGAGGAGTGCCTAATCTAGGTATTTGATAATCGTCATAATCCACCCGTGTTACCTCCAATATGTCACTGTCTAACGGATAATACCGCTTATTAGCAACTGTACTGAAGGTGTACAATGTTTTTAAAATCCTAGTCTTTCGACAGAACTCATCCAAGGCACGATTCAAGTATATACGTATCTGAGCCTCCCCAAGTTCAGGGTGATGTTGTTTTACCAGTTCTATCAATTGTGTTTGTTTCATAATTCCTTACAACTCTGGGGGAGCCGAAACTCCCCCATCGTTATTTGTTTTAACTGATTGTTATGCCAGCAGCGACTTTTCCAAGTCCTCCAACTATATAATAGTTAGTGCCGTCTGCCACTATTTTTATCCAATCACCGGCAACTGATGAACCGCCAACAAAAGAAATAGTAGTATCGCTACCATCACTTGTATCAGCTACATCATCCGCTGCACCAGCACTTACGGAACCCAGTATTGCTCCAGATGGAGTAACTACAGTATAGTTAGCACCTGATGGAGCGCCTTTTACTACAAAGGTTCCTTCCCATCCTACGTTACTAGGAGCTGGAAGTGTTGTTGCAAACTCTGTTGCATGATTAAGCATAAACACTTTACCGCTATCAGCGATAGATAAGGTTGATGCTTCTGTCAGTTCCTTGACACCTGCACTTGATCCACCTAAAAAAGGTCTAGCCATAATTAACCTCCCTTATGATATTTGGAATAGTTTATGACTCTCAATTAGGCTTACACCAATACCTTCATCAGACATATACTGATCCTTGACACCATCGTAAGCATCATCTGTTAAGATGTTAGCTTGGAACTTTGGCGCCCTGTATTGAGCATGAAACAGATTCTCATCCGATACAACAAGCATAGTCTTGTTATAAACATCTCTAAGTACAGGAGTTGGAATCAATTGCAATGCACCATGAGGCGTTTCTAGCATCCTGTAGTTGAATCCCAATGAATCACGTTTCATGTCATCCAAGCTAACTGTCCAACCAGAATTACCTGCAAGTCCAGATGCTCCAGATAATTTAGACCAGTAACTCATTGCACCCATTCCACAGAAAGCACGTTTCACACCAGCTTCAGGAACGTATTGGAATACCTTTTCCATATCGTCCACGAAATCGCCATACGAATAACTAGCTTCTGTTATGGTAAAACGATTTTGGTCATCGCCAGATGCGGCTCCATGCTTCTCAATTGCAGGGATAATACCCATTGTTGAGCGAACAATATTACCATTAGTGTCGGATAATGAATTATCGTCAAAACCACCACTTGTATTAATTGGTGATCGACCAAACAAGAAAGCTCTTTCTTTTTGAACCTTATGTTCTTGTGATTTCTGGTCACGAAGTCTAGCCAATTCAGATGATTCACCACGAAGAGCAGATGCAAGAACTGTTCCTGTAATCTGAAGTGGTGTTTTAAATATCTGACATTGGTTGTAAACTACTTGAAGTTCGTCACTCCATGCAGTTGCAGCTACAGTACCTTCACCGTGTGCATTACCAACAACTATTAAATAGTCATCTGTTGCAGTAGTAACTGTGGCATCACCCATGTTTTTACAAACCCATTTGTTTGCACCTTTGCCAGTAATCAACAATACACCTTTTTTGGTTACTTTTGTTGAATCCCATACTTCAATCATTAACCCAATGTGACTATCGTATGAAGTGTTTCCACCTTCACCTTCAAGCCCTACAATTGAACTCGCTTTAAGCTCTAGGTCATCTTCCGCATTGTCAGCAGCAAAAGCTTGAGAGTTTGCATCTGAGTGTGCTTGAGCATATTGTTTAGCCCATGGATTGCGATGTTCAAACATTTTAAACTGTGGGTCAGCCATTCCAGACATAGTGTTTTGATTGGCGATAACAGTTGTAAAAGGCGCAACATCAGTCCATAGCTCTTTAACTACGTTAGGACGAATATAAAAATCTCGTCTATCTGTATAGAGAACCCCACTTGACGCTAGGTTCTTTGCATTACTTGCCATTTTTTATCCTTTTAATTAAACCGATTTTTTCTTTTGCATCAAACCGAGATTGAATAAGTCCTCATCTGAATATTGAGATTGATTCTCACCACCACCGACACTTGCCGGAGGAGGGATATTCACCCTATTCTGACGATTCTTCATCATCTCAGCTTTCTGCCTTGTTTCCACCTCGGCACTACTTGGAGCATTTCTTATTCTGTCCAAAGCAACTAGATTCTCAAGTGAGATACTGTCAGGAGATGAATAATACTTGATGAACTCTGTCGCTCTATCAGGGGTATATCCATAACTCTCTTGCAGGTTTCTCGCCATCGCTTCTTGTTGTTGTACAGCCATTGCTTCCTGTTGTTGTCTTTGTTGAGCTTCATACTGCTTGTTCTGTTGCTCTTCACGATAAGACTCCATGTTCTCTTGATACGAAACCAAGTCTTCACGGTAATTATCTAGAGCATCACGATATTTGAAACTCGAAGACTCAGGATCCATGTAGGCTTCTGATGGGTCATAGTTACTTGGCTTACTAGGACGTTCCGGTTTCTTTGGTAAGCCCCTTGATTCGGTGTTGCCGGCAACCTCGGGGGTGTTACCAGAGAGTGATTGTGCAACATTGTCAAGAATCCAAGGATTGTCTTCAATGTGCTTTGCGATAGGCGCCACACTTTCAAATTCCTTTAGTTTTTCTTGCATTCTGTTGTACTCACTCGCCTGTTGGTCATACTTACTTTGCCAATATTCGTAGCGTTCTTCCTGAGGAGTCTCCTGAGGTTGTTCTGCTACTTGTGGCTCTTCAGCCACGTTGTCTGCCATGAACATTCCACTATCTGGGTCAAAAGTGGGGTCAAATGGCTCCAATACGTCAGTTTGTTCAACTGGTACATCGTTTGTAGTTTCCTCAGCAACGATGTCTTGTACTTGTTCTTCCATGCTATTTCCTTATCCGATTTGTCTATCCGACAGCAACCGGTGTTTCTGGTTCAGCTTCCGTTTCCCGTTCCATGCCAAGTTGGTCACCTAAACGAGCTTCAAAGAGTTCCACTGCTTTAGCGGTCTTATCACTCGCTCTACCCAACTGACGTTTAAATTTCTCGATCTCGACCCTCTTCTTATCGTGAACACTTTCACGTTCTGAAGTTTGTAGGTCGCCTTTAATTCTTTTCAATTCTTCTTCAAGTGCCTGTATGGTCTGTTGTTGTTGTGATATGACAGACACTCTTTCCAATACGCCTTCCGTATCTGCAACTTCAGTCTGTTCTAAGACCTCAACTTGATCTATGATACCTGCTTGATAGAGTTGCATATAATAATCAAATCTTGCCCAACGATTAGATGGTAGAGTGGAGCCACTAACGACAATAAGGTCATACTTACCAATGGTCACATCATTGACCCTTCCAACTATCTCACCAGTAAAATCATCATAAACTGGTTTGTTCAATGTTGCTTGCGTGGTTCTGCCGTCTGGCTTCATTAATCGAACAACCTTTTCATCCGTATAGGTTTGCTGAATCAACTGTATGACCACTCTCGCTACTTGATTCAACATTTCATCAATGTCGTCTAATTTCGATTTGATACGACGTTGGGCATATTCATCAATGGCCACCGTTCCCTTATAGGTCTGTGGAGCTGCACTTGGGTCTCCTTGGGACAGTGGGTGAATTCCTAATATTTGATAGATACTAGTCTTGGCATCTTCTTTGTTCTTGTATAATTCGTTTGGCAATGGAATTGGTCCCGCTACAATGGGTTGTCCTAACTCAGGGTCATATTCAATGACACCAGTTCCGGCTCTTGACCACTCTTCCTCTAGTTGCTTTCTGTCCATCGACCCTCTTGGTATCAACAATTTCGTATTGGTCGAACTGGAGGCGTGAGCAATGATCAAGGAGGTCAACTTGTTGATGTATTCCTGTATCGGCTTTACAAATCGCACATCACTCATTGGATAAGGATTCCTATTGTGCCTATTCATCAATGGTACAATTGGGTATTCATCTACATCCATGATCAGATTATCTACAAGTAGACCACCAATAGATAGTATTCGTTGAATTCTGTCCACCATAACACGATTAAGAACAATGACTTCCTCCTCTATCATTTCTGCATTGGTCACAATGGTTAGTCTTGTGGTCGTTCCCGGTATCGCACCTTCATGTTCTTCCCCTGGCATCATTGTTGGCTGACCCGTTTGAGGGTCTTGCATCATATGATAGACACCACCAGTGCTTTGATATACTTGCAATAATTCCAAGACCGCATTGTCTTCTGTGACGTGTTGTACTCCTTGGGCAGTTTCCATTACAACTGCTGGTTCTTCAAGAAATTCATTGAATCCTTCTTCATTCATGATGTTCTCTTCACCGGTAATAGAGTCAAGAATATGGAAATAAGGAAGTTTTACCTTCTCATACCTATCGATGACCTCATAATGCTTGTAATATCCATCGTCATCTTCCGTAGGACCGACTTGTTGGTCTTCTGACCCATCCCTAGAAGTAGATGGATATCTATTATTACTGCTACAGGTCATCATCTCATTCACCCTATCTGCAACAAATGGATAAACGGTCTTTATTTGCTCATCCGTGACTCTCTTTGCTACGATCATGCAGGCAGAGTCTCTGGCAAATGGGTCTTTTGAGTTGGGGTCTAGATATAGGTCTAAGGGGTCTATGCTCTTTACCTTCACATCTCCTCTACCAAAGTCAGACAATCCATCTACATAGGTTTGCATGACCCCCATACCTTTGACATAATAGTCATCCACAACTTGTTTTAATTCTACGTTCCCATTGGATATATCCCAGATGTACGCCATTATATCTGAGAACAATCTTCCAACCTTCCCATCGGAGTCATCTCTACCTGTAGATTGGAATTTGGGTTTATTGGCAGTAAGAAGTGCTTTTGCTTGTTCTACTGCCGGATATATGATATTGTCAACAATGGGAACTTGGGAGCGTTGAGCCAATACATCCTTGTGAGCTTTCTTCCATTGCTGATTATTGCGAAACTCATCGTCTTCCATGGCTTGAGTTGCCCACGTTGCTCTACCTTCGTGATAATTGTCGAGAAGTTTCTCAGACTTTGCTACTTCGGGGTGTTTATTATGTGCCAATGATGTCCTATGGAAAAAACTGGCGTGATTTTATCAAGAGAGAAATCCATCTCTCAACGTACTATATTAAACTAATTGCCAATCGTTGAAGATATTGAATCTCTTACTACTCAATAGCGGTGCATCCTCCACTTCGTGATGAGGTGTGAATGATCCTTTATTGGCATAATACATACCATCCAAGATATCATCGTGTCTACCCCGTGGGAATAGCAACAATTCATCTATCATATTCTGATCGTCCTTTTTCATGAATATCTTACGCTTTGCAAACATGGGTTGTAACGATTCCAAGCGATTGCTCTTTGAATTTCGTGGATTCTCCTTGATATTGAGACCGGGAATGAACAATCCCTCTTCCTGTGAGCGTTTTATCACATATTCTCGCAACATCTCCTGATATCCCACAGATTCTATTCTAGTCTTTTCGGGTCTATACTTTCGATAGTTATTCACAATAGCCTCTGCTAACTCCA